ATCTTCTCCCTCAAACCTTCTTGGATCTTGTGAAAGTTGATTTCCAATAAGCAAATTGATTCTTGAGTCTCTTTGACTTGCTAAATCCTTGTGTTGTTGAACTGCAAGAGGATTTTGTGCCTTCCAAGGGATAATGAAGTTTCCAAATTTATCAGGTTTAGGTGTTCCTGATGGATACCAATCAGGATTGCCTCTTTGTGAATCAATGTATTTCTGTGCTGATTGATAATCTTTGAATGCCGCACGAGGTACTCCCCAAGTTTGTTTTGTTGCAGGAGCAGTTTGCTGTTGTTGCTGTGGTTCGTTGCCGAGTTGATTTATCATCTGACCGACTACTGGCATTGCGTTATTAGGAATACCTCCAAGATTCGCAAGTTGTCCAGTAACTGCTTTTGGATTCCTCAACCAATCAGATGATGCTGTAGTTGTAGGAACAAAACTATTTGCTGGTGTTCCTGCTCCCTTGTATTGTGCTGAAACATCACCCCAATTTACTTGAGAAAGTGCCGCAAGAGCAGGATTTTGGGTTGCTGAATAATTGCTTGCCGTAGTTGATAATCCTGTGCGGCTTAATGGAAGAATACCTGTATCAAAACCATTCTGATCGTCAGGAAGATTTATTGTGTTAAAAGGATTTTCTCCACCGATGTTTGAAGGAGCAAATGTTGAATCGGAATCATCCGTGCTTGTTTGTTCTGTGTCACTTTGCCCATCTTCTCCAATAGTATAGTCAGGAGGAAGTGCAGAGTTGACTCTGTTCTCCATTGCTTTGTCATGACGGATAGTTTCTTGAAGTCGAGCATTTCCAAGTTGTGCCGCCGCAAGACCTCTTTCTTTCTGTCCCTGCACATACGCTTGATCCTGATACTTGGCAATAATTCCTCGTGAAATAGCATTCAGACCAGTTTGCAATCCTGCTGAAATCAGTTCAGGTTGACTGCTAGGCACAGACCATCCTGCCAACGGAGCAAACTCTACTGCTGGCTTGAAAGAAAGAGGTTTAAGTGCCGCAAGAGGTGGAACATAACCAGATACTGCAATCGGATTGAATGAAGCACCTCCTGTTTCTACGGAAGTTGCCATTTTAGTAACCTCCGAATTGTTTGCCTTGATTGGTAGGCTGAATTGTGTTTGCAGAGTTACCTATTTGGCTTCCTGCTGGATTCACAGGAGGCATTTGACTTCCCGCCTGATTAGCCGCAGTTTGAGGCAATCCTGCCGCCGCACCACGAAGGTTGGAGAGTTGATTTGTCATGGCATTAGGAATGTTGTATGCACCTCCAGTTGCGGCAGTACCTGCACCTTGAGCCATTTTCTGTTCTGCGGCTAATTGACCAGCATCTTTAGCCTGTTGAGCTTGGTTTTCCAGACCCAACTGCTGTTTTGCCTGTTGCTCTCCTTGATTTTGAGCCGATTGAGCGTTTTGAATTTCAGTATTCTTAATAGCTTGCCGTTCTGCCTGAATAGCTTGATTCTGAAGTTGCTGTTGTTGAGTGGCTTGATTGGACAAAAATTGTTGCATCTGGACTTGTTGAATCCACTCCGGACTCGCAGTAAAACCATTTGCTAATGGACTAGCATTTCCACCTTTTTTTCCATTCCATCCATACATATTGTTTGGATTGAATACACTGCTTGCGAAACTATTTCGTCCACCCATAAGTTTAATCGGTTAGTTGTTCACTTGTTAAATTTTTATGCCGCCGCATCTGCCGCAAGTGCCGCATCAAGCATTCCAGAACTCATTCCTGCTCCGCTAGCACCTGCTCCAGCATCAGCACCAATCGCACCTGCTCCTGCACCAGCACCAGCACCTGCTCCTCCCAATCCACCCATTCCTTGTATGTATGCAGATCCAAGTGTTCCACCAGCACCTAGCAGGTTGCCAAACATGGAATTGCGTGATGCCGCATTGTTGACTGCTCCTTGAAGCATTGCCTGTTGGTAATTCTGCCAGTTTTTATTGTTTGCATTCAACGCACTTGAGGTAGATCCCATCAACGAGTTGATCCAATCCATATTTGATTGGTTGATTCCTTGAGAAGCACCGAGAACTGCCGCATTTCTAGCGTTTCTAGCCTGAACTGCTTGTGCTTGTGCCGCTTGCTGTGCCGCTATTGCCGCCGCAGGATCGATATACCCACCTGTAGGTGCATTACCAATAAGTTGTTGAGCTTGTGCAAGGTTTGCATTCCTAAATGCCATTCCTTGAGGAGTAGCGGCATCTGCAAACGCACTTTGTCCGAAAGATGAAGTAGGTGCAGTCCCTGTTTGTAAAGCGTTTTCTAGACCTTTTGATTTAGCCCACTGATCCATCTGTTTCTGCCAAAAATCAGGAGACACATCCTGCTCTGCCGCTTTTGACAATGCTTGCCTAGCCGCATAAGCACTAGGATTCTGCTGTTGCTCAAGTTGGCGATTCCTGTATGCCGCTATATTTGCTAATTGAGTTGCCTGATTTCCTGCTCCAACAGGACTGAAAAGATCAGGATTGTAAGTCTCAAATGGCATCTTTGATCCTGCCACCAAAAGAGCATTTTGGTTTCGTAATGCATTTGCACCCGATTGACCAAAATTGCCCAATAATTGCAACTCCGTGGCATTATCAGGAGTTGAAATATACTGACTAGGATTTACAGAGGAGCTACCCATAATTATTGTGGAGAATATACTTCTCGTTCTAATCTGACAAGTCCAAGTTTTCCCATAATTTCATGTGGGAAATTAGCTCTCTGTTTATCTGATGGAATTGGCACGCCAATGTAGCTTAATTTGCCTGATAATTGAGTGTGAGCACGCCAATCACTCATGACTTGAATTACATCTCTTGGTCGAGTGAATTCGGGATGAAATGCTGGATATATTGTAGGTAAAAACACATGGTCAGAGTATCCAAAAAGTTCGTTCCCACGATAATGAGCAAAAGTGCTGACATTCGGATGAGGAGTAATTTTATGCTCAAACGATTCAGCAAAATTTTGGAGTTTAGAATACTCTTCTGTAGTATTGGGAACATATTTATATGTGATTGGATCTCTCATGAATTTATACTCCTACTGCTAGTTGAATGCCTGTAGGTGTAGTTGGTTGTAATGTTGTTGCTGTTTGACTAATCGTATTTTGTCTAGTAATCGAATTTCCGCACAAAACGCAAGGCAAACAATCGCCAGAAGTCTGATAATTTATAGGAATACTGGAATACAATGGAATAACACCATCATTGCCATAAGGACTCATGTAGGTATTGGCAAATTTCGTAACAGGAATGCTGGCTTGTGCAATAGTTGGCATTATGAGCAAGGATGTGCGTTTCGATACTGATTAGCGGCATTAGTAGCATTTTGCAACGCTAGCATTCCTGCCTGTGTGTCTGCATCAGTCTGTGAGATGTAAGAAACATACGATGCCGTTGCCGTAGCAGAAACAGCAGGAACTGAACCAGAGTTGCACCTGTTTGTGTAGGTTCGTGTTTGTGTGCTATTCCAAGTTGTAATTTTATTACCTGCTGATTCCTGTGGTGCAGGGTTTAAGTTCACATTGATTGTTGATCCGTTTTCTCCCACGACACATCCTGTCGTTTCATTAGAACTAGGCATTCCAACTGATTTGTCAGGCCACGGATCCATGTACATACGAATCGAATCCAAACCGAATTGACCACACCATTCCACTAGGAAAGAAAAACATTTGTCTACATCCAGAGTCAGTGGGGATTCGCAAGACTTGTCCGTTGAATTGCGTTGAACATTCTCTGTAGTTAGTCTGCGTTGTTGCGTCTGAAGTATCCCTAAAGAATTGATAGTAGAATCACTGGAACTTGTGTCGTATTGATAGGCATCATTTACAGCAAGAATCCTTGTATTCAGGATCGGTTGATATGTTCCTTTTGTGCCACGATACGAAACTTTTACATCTACCGTACCTGCAATTTGTGAGCAGTCTAAATCTCCGTAAGCTATTTGCTTGAGATCCATTTCATCACCTAGCAAAGCAGTCTCCATCTGACAATAAATCCTGCTGATGTAATCTTGAGTTGTGCCGTCCTGATTGATGTGAAGATATGTGTCATATCTCTCTGGCAAGAATGCTTCCCACAAATGATTAAATGAACCATCGTTTGTAGGTGCGTAATCGACTGAAAAAGCGAATATGCGAGGTTGGCTATCAATCACATCACTTGACCAGTTGATAGGTCTGATTCCGTTCCAAACTCCTGCCCATGCTGGTATCTTTCCATCTCTCCACTCACTTGCCGCCGCATAATCCAAGACCATCGTGGCACTATTGAGAGGCTCAAGGTAAGGAATTGAAACCATCAAATAGTTTTCAAACGATGCCGCACAAATTCCTGTGTAGTCAGATGCCATCAATCGTTTTGCTTTTGCCATCTCGGTATCTTTGAACAACACCTGACTAGACAAATAATTTGATGTAGCGACATCGACGCTGACTAGACCTCCCTGTGAGTACCACCACATCATTCCTGCTTGGAAGGCAATACTCTTTCCTGCGATGCAACCGACCGTAGGGAAAAGCGTAGATTGGAAATTTGCTGTGGTAGCCCACATTGCTCTATCTAAAACTCCGCTTTCTAGCGTGTAAGTTGATTTGTTTGTGAAAACAAACAGATTGGTTTGAGTGTTCTGACCGATGTAGTCGCACAATCCTGTCACTACACCTTCTATATTGAAATCTCCTCTCCCTGCTCCCTGCGTCCTTTCTGTCCATCCTAGAGGATTGGCTAAATCAGAGGCAGATACGATATTCCCATTTGCTATCCACAAACGATTTCCTGAATATGCCATCCAATATCCGATTGGCATACTCGTGGATTGTCCACCTGTTTTATCTGACCCATCCCAATATGCAGGTTTGCTTATTCCGTCTTGAATGATAAGGATTTTGTGTGAAGGAGTGACAGATGTTGAACTTGTCGTGTTATTCAGTTGTGCAGACTGCGTTGCGATGCAGAAATTGACCTCTGGAACATTTGGATCAAGCGTGATGCCTGTTAACTGATAGTCAGTCCACGATTCAGGCTGAACTAAAGGAAAAGGTGACCAGTAAACTTTCCCATCAACGCAAAAAACCGCATAATGCTGTTCAGTTGCCGTGATTCCTGTTCCTTCTGGAGTGTATATTTGATTGGGAGTATTGATAACTACTCCAGAAAGATTTGTAACGCTTGATTGAGCAGTAAATTGCTTGTTTGACTTGAAAATTATCCCACCTTGGAAATTTCCGTTTGGAAGAGATAGCCGCATTCCGAATCCGTTGCGAGTTTGAGCTATTCCTCCTCTGCAATTAAGATTTACTCCCCATTTGAATTGATCAGGAGGGAGTGTCCAAGGGTTTCTGACGCTATTTACACCATGAATCCATGCCGCAGTGACTTTGTGTTGTCTCCCTGCTGTGATGTTTGGAGATTTCATTAGTATGTGCCATAGAAGTCAGAATCAATCACAGGATCGGTTCCATCTCCATAAGTGATATTGTTAATCTGTGGAGGCATCATCGCATGACCCTCCATGCTCTCGTTCTGTGAGTGCAGATAACCGATAGCCAACGCCATGTATTTTTGTGCCTGTTCAAAGAAATCTTTATCTTCAAGATCAACTGCGTGCAAAGCACAAAGAATTGCACGAGTGTTCTCTAAAGGAATGTAATCGTAAACACTGGTAATGTCAGGTCGGCTAACACGATACAGGATTCTTGCCCAAGCACATGATTGACCAATACGAATTCTGCGATATTGAGGATTTACTTCAGCAGGATGATATTGACCAATCAATGTTGTGTCATTGTTCCTGCCGTAATCGTATGCATACAAACTCACATATCCGTTTGTCTGTGGTTTTTCAACATGAGCAACAGACTTTACAAGGATTGGTGGAAGGATTGCATCAATCTGGAAAGAACTTGAAAGAGTATTTCCTGTGGAAAGGTAGGTAACCAATCCTGTCGTGCCTCCTGCGATTGCTTGCTGTTGAGTTGTGTAGAGTGAAATTGTGTTTCCGTCTACAAAACGAGCGTAATACGAGTTTGCATTGTAGAGGTTGACTATTCCTCCATTAACAAATGCATCGATATAGGAATTTGTGGTGGATGATGCCTCTGGAGAAAGAGGATTTGGCAACGAGTCATTTGGATTTGGACGAACCATGACTTGCATCCCTGTTTCATAAGTAGAATTAGGAACAGCAAGAGTTGTTGAACCAAGTGCAGTGAAATTCACTGCGTTGTTCATGGTCATTGTTCCGTTTGCAAGAGTAGGAACATTTGAAACTGCAAAAATTACAGGATTTCCTGAACTGGTGAGATAAATGTAATCACCATAGAGATTAAGAGTGTAGCTTGTGCCTACTACAAGAGGTGATGGTAGCGTGCCTGTAGTTGTAAAAGTTACGCTCTGACCATTTGTAAGATATTGAGTCGAACTAGGAACGAGTAGGCTTGCTCCGTTTGTAGAATTGTCAGAAGGGATGTATGCTTTGGCGTATGCTGACTCCCTGACTGCGTAATAAGCCTGTCCTGTGCCGATTCCTGTTACTTGGATTGCATTGTCAGTAATAGTTGCTGTTGCTCCAACTCCAGTAGAATCTGTGATCGTTAGAACAGGCATTGTTGCGTAGTTGCTACCTCCTGCCGTAACGCTAATTGCAGAAATCACATTGGTAACATTTACGCTAGCAGTTGCTCCAGATCCTGCGTATGCAACATAAGCAGTTCCGTTTAATACTGGATTGCCAGTTGTGTCAGTTGGAGATGTGCTAGAAAGTGTTCCTGCCGTAGTGACCGTATAGAGATTACCACTTGTTGCAGTAAATTGCTGATTCAGTATCACTGCTTGACCAGAAACATAAGTAACTCCTGAAATTGCACCCGACCATTGTGAACCTAGCGTTAAAGTTGGATTGCTTGTGTATCCACTTCCTGCTGATTGCACCTGTATGCTCGTTACAATGCCTCCAGCGATCGTTGTAACAGCACTTGCTCCAGTTCCCCCTCCTCCAGAGAAAACTGCTACAGGAGGCGTTAAATAACCTGCTCCCGATTTGCTAATTGTATAAGAAGTTACGCCACCAGTTACAGAAGCACTGAATGTTGCACCCGATCCTCCTCCTCCGCTTGATGAAACTGAAGGAGAATTGCTGTATCCGTATCCTCCGTTTGTCACCACAACAGATCCTGTCTTTACAGGTAATCCAGCAGTAGCATCTGTGGGAGATGCAAAAAATTTAGCAAGGTTGTTGTTGATCTTCGTGATGTATCCATACCCTAGAGATGAATTCGTTGCAGGGAACAAATAATCAGAAGAGAAATACAATTTATCTCCATTTGTGTTGCCTGAAAAATCTCCTGACCATTCGTTGTTGAATGTAACTGCGAATGTCCTACTTAATTGGATGTAGAACTGACCAGATCCATTGTCAGTAATCGTAACTGGATTGAATGATGCATCCTTGATTGTGAATGTGCCATTTGTAGAAGAAAGAGGAGCTTCAGCACGATATGCAGTGCCAGCAACTAGAGGAGATGGGAGTGTCCCTGTGCTTGCAAACTGAACAAATACACCAGTTGAAGGCGTGAGTGTTACTGATGGATTTGAGGTGTATCCTGTTCCCTCTGTAACAATGTTAATTGCCGTAAGTTGACCATTTGCAACACTTGCCGTTGCAGTAGCTCCTGTTCCTCCACCTCCTGTGATTGTTACTTGAGGTGCAGTCGTGTAATTGCTACCTCCAGAAAGGATTAAGAAGTAAGAAATAAAGGATTTTGTAAGCGTTGCCGTTGCTGATGCCGTGGTCGTTGGCGATCCTCCGCTAAAAGTAATTGCAGGTGCAGAAGTATATCCCAATCCACCATCGGTTATGACGATTGAACCGACAGTCTGACTTGATCCGCTACCAACCATGACGGCATATCCTTGTGCAACCCTAGTCTCCTGATTTGTGCCAGTAGGAGGAGCAGGAGGAGCAGTAAAATTGATTGTAGGAGCAGAATTGTAACCAGATCCAGCGGCAGTAATAGAAACAGCAGTTACTGAACCTACTGCTACTGCTAACGCACTTGCTCCGCTACCTGTTGGAGTCTGCAAACTGAATGCACTAGGAGTATACGCAACATTATTTGTTACTCCGACATTCACAGATGCAGGAATCAGTTTAACGATTGAATTCTGACCACTTCCTGAAGTTGTGAAAATGATCGGATTAGATCCTGTCGATGCGTCTACTGAATTTGTGTGCAGTGTGATGTTGTAAGGATCAATCGAATATACATAGTAGTTCTGTCCTTGGATAAGAGGAGTTGGTAGCGTTCCTCCTGCCGTGTATGCCTCTACAACATCTCCAGTTGAGAAATAATCAGGAACAGAGAAAGTAAGTTTTGTAACTGGAGACATCGCTTTTCTGATGTCCACATTGAATTGTTGCTGACCTCCTATGCTATTGCCAGTAAGCAAAATTGGATTTGTTTGATTGTTTGCATCAGCAAGAGATCCGTAGATTTGCAAATTTGAAGGATCAAGAGATTGTGCAAAATAAACTTGAGATGCAACAAGAGGAGAAGGCAAAGCAGTTGCAGAACCAAGTGAAAATGTTACCTCATTAGCAGAGGTAATCGAAATTGTAGGAATTGCTTGCAGATTGATTGCAGTCAGTAATTGCGTTGTCCTTGCATCCGTTAGTTTCAATCCATTTGTTGTTGAACCAACAATGCTGGAGAAAGAAATGGGATTGTTGGCGTTTTGTGCATCAAGAGCATTCTGATATAGCTGAACAACAAGAGAATTTACTACTCCGACATAATAAGTTTGTCCTGATGACAAGCCAGTAGGAATTGTTCCAGAATTAGAGGTGAATGCTACTGATTGACCTGATTGGAAATTGTGTGCCGTCGATGATTGAAGTTCGCTGATTGGCGTGATGGATGCTGACCGAGTGCTAATTGTCACTCCATCTGGTTGTATCGTTCCAAATGGGAAATCACTCCGTGAGTGAATTGGTATTATTAAACCATCCACAGGAGTGCCATCTGCGGCAGTTGAGCGTAGTGGTCGATTGTTGGAATCATTTCCAAGGATACGCAAAGTTTTTCCAACATCACTTTGATGCTCTGCCACTGCAATAAGTTGGCTAGGTAGCTTGATGTCCATCAGAGTCGCTACAAAACCTCTGTCATCCCATGCCCACGACACAGGAGAATACATTCCTCCCTTGTTTACATGATATTGAAAGAGTCTGCCTCTGAAATAAGAAGGAGATCCATCAACATTGACTGCTAGTGGCACTTCAATACCACGAGGTAGAGTAATTGTTTGTCCGTCCCAACCTGTGCAGACATCTACTTCCGCATTAGTGTGGAAATAGTGTCCAGATTCCATAAGAACCTGTAACGCTTGAGTTAGCTTGCGAAATACCTTGGTTTGATCAGTTGTAGCAAGAATTTCGCTAGCCTCGTCAATGATTTGCGAGACGAACATCGGTTAGATCCTTTTAGCGGTTGCGTTGGCTTCCTTGTTGAGCAATCTCGTTCAAGAAATCTTCGTCAGACCCTGCCTGTGGAGCTTGTGATCCACCCATGCCACCTTGAGGAGCTTGCGGAGCCATTTCGCCTTGAGGTGCAGGAGCTTGACCTTGTGCTTGCTGGTAAACACCTTGAGCAAGTTGGTCAAATCCCTGTGCAATCTGAACAATCATCTGATGCATTGTCTTGAATGCACTTTCAGGAACAGAAATCATGACAGATCCTTCGCCTTGTCCATCTTGAGGCATTTCAGGAGCTATGTCAGAACCCATTTGAGGATTTCCTTCGGAGCTTTCGTTAGGATCGTTAGGAGGCATTGTTTTGTCGGCCATATTGTTATGCGTTTTCTGATGCTGCTTCTAATCCCTTGTCGATTGCATCAGAATCGCTCAATGGTTCTTTTTCTGTTTCCCGAGTCATCTTATCACCTTTGGCTTCCTCTGCACGAATTCCGTGAATTTGGATTCCAACCTTGTGACGAGTCTCACTTTTTCCATGACGAGTATCATGGTGAGTGCTTTCACTTACTTTTTTGTAGTGAATAACAGCAGTTCCGTGATCCTTTAGGTGTTTAGCAAGGTGTTGAGCGTGTTCTCCCTCAAAATGCAGTTCTGGATAGTAAACTTTAGGAGTGTCATGGTTTTTCTCTGCGGCGGCAGATGCATCTACTGCATGCATTCCGTGCATTTTCGTCATGTCCTCGCCAAGATCAGTGAAATCTTCTGGCACTTCCATTTTTTCTGTTTCGTATCCCATAGTTTTGTTTTTTTATCGCATTCTGCGTGCCCAAATGTTTGCGTTAGCGGTTGCTGATCCTGCTGAAAAGGTTGGCATTGTATATTGCAAATAAATAGTGGCATTTGCAGTCGTTTGAAGATACTGAATTGGAGGAAGTGCTTGCTCAAAACCAAAAGATGTAGTGGTAAGAGCAGTAATTATTGGGAAAGAGAACCTTTGACCAGCGACAGGAGCAGTGGTTGATCCAGCAGCAGTCACACCAATTAAAATGTTTGTGTTCCCTGCAACTGACAATCCAGTTGCCGCAACACTTGCAGTTCCGTAAATTTCCCAATCACCTGCTGTAAGACTTGTTGAGTTAAAAAGCGTTCCAGTTGTTCCAGAACTCATTGTGCCTGCTCCAACAAGAGTGAGTTTGATTACTTCTCCGACATATCCTGCTGATGCACCAGAAACTGATGTTGTGATTCCAGAGTGATCTGTTCCCCAAGAAGGAGCAGTTGCTCCGCTATTTACTACAAGGATTTGTCCAGCAGTTCCGATTGATAGTTGATTGGTAGCACCTGCCGCAGTTTGATAAGGAACACTTCCTGCTGTTCCTCCTGCGATGTTCGTAGCAGTTCCAATAGTAATAGTTGTTGGATCAGTCCAAGAAGGAGGATTTGTAGTTCCTCCACTTGTGAAAATATTACCTGAAACACCTACTCCAGTATTTCCTGAAATAGTATTTCTTAATATAATTTTCCCATAAAATGTTAAACTATTATCAGTGCCAATAGTTAAAGCATCGTATGTGGCATTTGTTGATGATATTGTTGGCGTTGCAGACCCTCCTGCAATAGCAAAATGAATTGCGTTAGTGCCAGTTGTTCCTATAACAAGATCACCATTAGTTGCAGACAAATATGTTGCATTAGCGATATTGAAACTACCGATTCCTGCTCCAGTTAGAGTTGTTCCTGCACCAGCAGATGCACCATCAGGATTAGTGATTGTGTAAGTTCCAATTCCACCAGTAGTTCCACTTGTCTGTGCAGTAACGACAAAACCATGTAATGGAATAGTAATGTTCATTCCTACAGCAATTCCACCACTGACAACTGAAGTAATTGTCATCGTTGTTCCTGAAATGCTTCCCACTCCAGTAAACAAATTGAATCCAGAACTATTGATTCCTAGATTTCCATAATATGTTGAGTAAGTTCCCTTGTCGTTTGAAAGGACAATGTCAGTAGATGCCAAATATCCGTTACTGGTGTTTTGGAAAACACTCTGAAGGTATGAATTAACGCTTGCAGAGTAGCTAGAAACAACATTTGTGTCGTTGTAGCTTAAAGTTCCATAGCTATATGCTCCAATGTTGGAAGGAAGCAAGAGTGATTCATTCGCAATATAGTTCCCTGCCGTAACACTTGTAAATGTTGGTGTTTGAGTAACAAGAGTGTTCATTCCACGCAGGATGTAGCAAAGAAGTCCCTCACCAGCGTTGCGAGTCAATCCGTTGATTGTGCCTGTAAAATTAGGGTATGTCCCATCACAAGGAGTAGTCCAAACGATCTGACCATTTACGATGCTCTTCGTAACCAACCCATAAAGAGAATAGGTTAGGTTGTTGATTGCTGAAGGTACTGATTCAGCAGATATAGAAGGATAAGGAATGTCAGGGCAAATCCCTCCATAACCATATCCGCTATTAGTATTGCATCCACATGACATAATGCCGAATCCTATTGTCTTGGTGCTAGGTTGTAAAGACGATTTTCAATTATCTTGCTTCTGTTAATTCAACTTCTGCTGTCTTTGTGTGACCGCTTTCTAGCGTGCCTTTTGGAAAGTGAAATCTCATCCACCATGCTCCAACTGGTTTAGGAGCACCACCTCTTTCAACATGCCATCCTCCAAACCCATCTGTAAATTCTTCTTTGTATCCTGCTCCCTTTATATGCGTCTGCCTAAATCGCTGAATGTTGTCTGCACTTCCAAGTTTGATTCTTTCGATTGGCATTACCCAACTATCATGAGTATGTCCTGTGAAAACAAAATCAGCATCAGCAATATATACTGCCTGTCGTGATGTTTGAATTACGCCACGAGTTACAGGACCGCCACCTCCTGATCCGTGGAAATACCAGAGTTTGTGTGATGTTGTTCTGCCTCCACAAGTTGTTGAAAAACGTATGTATCCTGAATACCCACCACGCCTAGCGATTCCACCTGCTACTCGCAACCTTTCTGCCAATCTTTCATTCAGATCAGTCTCATGGTTTTTTTGAATTGCTGACTCGTGATTTCCGTTGCCTCTGACGGTCAACAAATGCTTGTAAGGATCTAGCCACTCTGCCGCAGTGTTGACCAGTGAATCAAGGTAGTTACCTGTTGCGTGTTCTGGTCGCAGATCCTTTTTGCTTGAGCGTTTATCGTACTTTCCCTGCATGGCACAGAAAAAATCTCCTGCATCAATTACTGGTGCGTTCCTTTCCAGTGCTAAATCAAGATGCTCTTTCATTTTATCCCTGTCACACTTTGGATTGTCCCAATGACAATCAGTTTGTAGCAATACCCACTGCTCATCTCCTACATAGGGAAGATTTATGTCTAATACATGAACATTCCTATTTGACTCACTAAATTTCCAACTCTTCTTTTTTATTTTTATCATATTTTCGTTTGTTTTGGTTTATCATCTTCATCTTCAGCATCAATTTCATCTGGCAGGAAATCACCATCTAGGTATTTCTCAATATGATGGCGTAATGCGAATGCATTACCTTCCAATATTTCTCCGTGCTTTGTTTCTCCATCGTCATTTACCCAATTCACAAAAATTGCCACATTGGAAAAATGTTCCGTAATGATTAGCATTGAATTCCTTAACGCATCCCATGCTTCTTGCGTCACGGATTCAGGTTTGGGATGGTTCACGCCTGTTGGAGATGCAGATATTTAATAAGATCGTCAAGCCTATTGTTCCACCCTGCTAAAAATTTCTGATCATTCGGATGTGCCTTTACAATCAATGAGTTGACTCGTTTTTGGTCATTTATAAATGCAAGTGCGTTTTGTCCTGTTCGTTCTAGTATTAGATTTGCTTGGTGTTTTCCGCAAACCACTTTGCAATTAAACCACACTTCTCCTAATGGATATTGTAATTGCTCGACATTCAATCTACTCCAATTCTGCCAATACAAATTAGTAGCACCTTGCATTGTAAGATTGCGTATATCGTCCTCGGTTAGATTAAATGGAGGTTGGCTAAATTCTCTGTAGTCACATCCCCACTTTGTTACTCCTCCGTCATCTCCCTGAACTTCTTCAGATATGACATAGTTGTAGTCGCCATAATGCCCCTTTGCAAATTCGCATTCATGCTCAAATATGAATGGCAGAAAATTCTTAAAACGAGGTGTCATGTGACATCAAATAGTCTTTTGGATCACGCCGAAGCTCCGTTGTGTTAGATTCGTATTCAGGTAATGCCTGATTGCTTTCTATTCTTTCATTAGAATCCTGATCCATGTGTTGAAGTGCCGATATTGCCTTCCAATCCATTGCTGCTTGTCCTGTGATTAGGGTTGTTGTTATCGCTCCGAAGAAAAGAACTACAAGATTCGCCAATTCCACAATATCTTTTGCCACCTCTGCGTGGGTTAGGATCAAAAACGCAGAACCAATGAAAACAATCAGGACAGAAACCGAGGCAAAGATTGCATAGATCGCTTTCTTTGAGCCAAGTGGCTTTTGCTCTAGCTTGTTCTTGACTACAGATGACCTAGAAGGCTCCATGCCACCCCTCCTGCTACAATTCCAGCACCGATAGAGATAAACCAGTCAGAGGCTAGTGCAGGAGGATAGAAGGCAAGGAGAATTGAAGAAAACCTCTGAATGCTGGCAAACACAATGAACCCAATGCAACTAGAGCAGATCAATAGCAATAGGTGGAAATGATGACGAACATCTGACAACTCCTTGCGAGTGATGTCTAGTTGGTTTTCAGTGTTATGTAGCTTCGCCGTCTGTGCGTTGACTGCTTCCTGAACTACCACAAGCTCCTGCTTGGCGGCAGACGCTTCATCTTGAGCTTGGTGGACTAGTTGACGCTGATGTTCAATCGTCTTGATAATGTCATTTTTAGTTATCGTTGTAGCTTGAACACCGACTGCCATGACAAATAAAATTGCTAATGCTATTCTTTTCATTTCTGTGTTTTCAGCCATTGTTCGATCACGACTGACTTGCTGTCAACCGCAGAAAGATTTCCTTGAACCGCAGAAATGTTGTCTACTGCTGGAGCTACTGAAATTGAAGATGGGACATGCGTACAACCTCCTAGAATCATTAGTATTGTTCCTAGAAATGGAAGTAATGCTTCCCAAGTCTTTTTCATTTGTGTGACTGCTTGATGATCGTTAGGACAGATGCCGTTGCTGACAGCAAAAGGCAGATCCATTGAGCAAGAGGAGGGACTTCAGGGACAAACGAGAACAATAAAAAACTAGCACTCGTTGCGGCTCCAAGGAGAGGTGTTTGTCCTGAAGAATGCATTATGGTGTAGTTGTTGTATCAGGATTTGCTGAATTATCAACTGGATTTGCAGTCGCATCCGTGGTCGTTGAATCCGTAGCAGGAGCAGGAGTCGGAGTAACTATGGCAGGTTGTGCTGATACTTGTGCATAAAGTGCAACATCGTCAGCATAGAAATTTTGAAGTGTTGAAATCTGATCTGCTGTGAGTGTTGGTTTCTTTTCTGGTTTGGAAGCGTTCTTAACTTTCAAGGGAGTTGGCAATCCGAGAGTTACTGCAAGCGGAGTAAGATCCTTGGAAAAATCTTGGAATACAATGTTTGATGGTATGCTGTCTCCAAGGAGTCGTGTTTGAGAAACAAAGTGAGCATTCAGTTTTGTTTGGTCTTGCTGGATAAGCCAATCAATAAAATCACCAACTGGATACCATGCAGGAACACCACCTGTTCCTAGTGCATAAGCAGAAACAAACCTGCTAACAGGATCACGAATAATGGCATAAGGAGTTCCTGTGGGAGTGGGAGTCATTGGCAATCCATGAATATTTGATACAGCTTGTCCATTCCCTGCTTTCCCAAAGTATGTTTGTGCAATAAGTCCTGTAAACAACGAACTGGCACAACGATACAAAACACAAAATGAATCTCCATTAGGTAGATTTATATAACGAACTTGGTTTTTATAGTTTTGAGTTATATTTGGACTATAAAACGCATTAGTTTTTGCATCATACATATCTCCAATACGAGCAAATCTGCGTCTCTTGTTTCCAATTGGATATGTTTCTACATAATTTCCTACACCAAATGTTTGTGTGCAAAAATTAATTCCATCTTGTTCTGTTGGAGAATCTGCATCTGAAACAGGGATGAGATTAATAACAATATTGTTAGAATCTAGTTGAGTAAATGTTGACATAAATTAAGCAGTGTAAGTTCCAGCGTTGTTATAGGTCAATATTGTGTTTCCTAAACCATCAGTTGTAACCACAGGATTTCCTGTTTTTATTCCAGAGTATTTTGATGTTGGTATTGAAAGTATAACTACACCATTTGCACCAGCAGTAGAACCAGTTCCATTTCCATGATTACCACCATTTCCACCTTGACCAATTAAACCAGCACCAGAAGGTGCAGAGGAATTAGAATCATTATTATATCCACCACCACCACCAGCATAGTAAGTTCCTACTCCAGTTATTGAAGAAATTACTCCAATACCACCATCAATCAGTGCAGGAGATGCATTTGGATCTGGATCATTAGTTGGAGGATTTACATTTCCACCACCATATCCTCCAGTAGTTCCATTAGTTAAACCACTAACACCACCATTTGCAGTAATAGTTTGGTAGTAAGTTAATGTTGATGGTTGTCCAGCAGTTGCTTCAGATGATACATTATTATTACTATTGTTTGTATTCCATTGTGTATTCTGACCTCCAGTTCCTACATTTATTGTGAATACAACTCCAGACACAGCTAGGATAGATCGAGAAACTACATAACCACCAGATCCACCACCTGTAGCGTTATCATCTGAACCACCACCACCACCACCTACTACAAGTGAATTTATAGTAAATCCGTTTGTGTTATATGATCCACTTTGATAGATGGAATTTTTTAAGAAAGTAATAATGGTATTAGATCCAGAAATTGTTTTTGTCCAAACGGAGCTATCAACAATTCCTCCATTTATAGAAGAATCGCCAGCGTAGTTAGCAGTAGGAATGGATAGGATAACAATCCCTGATCCTCCATTTCCTCCCACACCACCACCTCCACCAGAATTTCCACCTCCTCCAGATCCAGTATTTGGAGTGGCATTACCACCAGAAACATTTACTCCTGTTGCTCCATTTCCACCGCCATTAGTTCCAGTTCCAGCAGTATATCCAGTGTAAGCACCGCCGCCTCCACCTCCAGCAAATGTTCCAGCAGAATACCCTGTAATAGTTAATGCAATTCCAGCACCTCCGTTTCCAGATGCAGTTGCAGTGCCATTTCCTCCTGCACTTCCAGCACCACCACCTCCACCAGAAACATTAGGATAGGTTGAATTTCCTCCAGCGTTTCCATATGAAGCAGTTCCTCCTGTGTATGATGCTGGTGTACCACCAGTTGCTTTTTGCGTTGAAGCACCACCTCCGGAAGCTCCTGCATTTCCATTCAAATATCCATACAAACCATTTCCACCCAACCCACCACCTATTGCTGTTATGCCATTAAATGAACTAGATTTACCCTGATAATTAAAATTACTTGGATTTCCATATGAAGTTCCCACCGCACCATCGCCAACGCTTACAAGGTAAAGCGTATTCGGCTGAAGAGTTGTTATAGACTGAAGGACTTGACCTCCACCACCTCCACCACCCCAGTTGCCACCACCAGCACCGCCACCACCAACTAATGCAAGGTTAATGGAGTACGGAACTGCCGCAGATACTCTGTAAAGCCAAGCATCGAGGGTTAGCTTTAGACCAAGATATGGCATGGTTTAAGCGTTGTATGCGATAATCGTTCCGCTTGCCAGCGTGATAGCAGAGAAGTTACCAAAGAAAATAGTTCCAGCAGGGAAGCTGAATGTGCTAATGGCAGTACCTGTGCGAGTAGAATCAGTAAGCGTTGTAAACACTGCTGTAGCTAGCACCTGAATGGCATACCAGTTTCCTGTGCGAGCAGTTGTGTCGTTAAAAAATGTTGATCCTGAAATCGCCGCATTGTGATCTTTTACGGTAAGCGGACCACCACTGGTATTGTCTACTTCAATTCCATTTTTAAGGAAAGTGAGGACGCTTGCTCTAAAATTAGCAGTCGAGAGATTGGAAGATATTTCAGGGAATTGTGACATGGTATTAGTTCAGTTGGGAGATTGTAACTTTAGCACTTGGTGAAGCAGGACGAGTAGGGTTGCTAGCGGCAGGAGTATAATTCAAAGATACATAATTTGATCCGTTTTGCGGAATATCACTCCACCAATAGAACTCAACTCTGTCTCCTACATTGAAAGAATTTATATCTTCAACATTTGTAAGAACCTGAAACTGATTGGTTGATGGCAAGAAAAAAGTAAAAGATGAGTTTGGTGCGGCGACTCCGTTTATAGTGTACCAAGTTGTGATATTACCTTGAGTGCTAGAACCACCTCCAACAAACTTAAACTGACCTAGCCAATTGATTAAATATTGACCAGCATTGGAAATAACCAATCCATTGTTAACAAGTGATATGCCATTTGTGGTGTCAACGCTATCAAGCAAAACTTTATTTGCGGAATTTACACCACCAGAATTTTGCGTTGCAGTAGAAAAAAATGCTCCGTAATTGGATATATTAACAATCTGCGGATTTGCCACAAGATTCCTGACATAATGCCTCCAAGTGGCAGATCCAGAAGCAAGTGTGGTAGTGAGTTGGTATTCTTGTGGCGTCATCGTAGTAAAGTTTTGTGAAAGCTAATCAGTTGAGGTGACCGATGCAAGTTTTATCCTGCATCGATCACCGATAACTAACTACCTATTACAGACCTGTCGAAGAGGTCGAGCAAGGAAGAGGTGCACCATCAAATGGGCAACGCTTATAGAGGATCGCACAGACATTCTGCGGACGGATCGGTTGGATCGCACGCTGAATCTGGTAGATATGCTGACCGAAGTCACCATACAGGTTGCAATCGTTATCACGGAAGTATGTCCACTCAAGTTCGCCCATAGCGAGTTGAGGAGCAAAACGGAAAGTTCCTTCTCCAACATACTGCTCTGGAACGAGACGCTTGAAGGCATCTCCAGCGATCACGAAACCGACCTCGTACACTGCGTTCACCCAAGTAGGGTTGCGGCGTTGAGCGAATCCGTTCGTAACTGCGGTGCTGATGATTGGGTTGATGAGAACCAGATTGCCATCGGAACCGAATCCAGAGGCACGAAGAGGTTGCTGATCAATACCGAAGGCGAACCCACGATAACCCATGAACTGATAGCCACTGATGCTGTCCTCACCCAACTTGAACGAACCAGCAGTCAAATAGAGGAGATCCTCTTTGACATCGGCATCGTTGCGGATGTTTTCGATAGCGTCAGCAGACAGCATCACTTGGAAGAACTCTCCCTCCTTGGAGGCGAAAGGTTCAGCCAGCATCTCTTCACGAAGGAAAGTGCCGATGCGATAGAGCGTCTTGAAGTTCAGAGCAGAATCAGGAAGAATCTGTGCGAACTGCGTGCCGATCTGTTGCATGTCACCCTTCAGGTTTGAAGTGAAGGACTGCGTGCTGTTAACAACATACTTGATGCCCGACTGAATCAGGTACTGGTAGCGGATGTCAGCATTGATGATTTGAAGGATGGTCTTTTCAAGCGAGACTTGAGCCTGAAGGTAGCTACCCTTGAATGCGGTACGAGCTTGCTTGACGCAGATCCTCGGACCAGCACCACGGAGCGTCTGGAGGCTGAACTGATACTCGGTTGAACCAACCTGATCGGGAGTAGCACCAACTCCGCAAAGAGTAGTGTCATCCACGAAGGATGGAGCCGCAAGGGAAGCGGCAGGGACTGCCATTTCCTCAACGACCGTACGAACAACATCAGAGACATTGGGAATCGTACCACCATCAATGGAGTTGATATAGGGACTCTTACGAGCAAGGACTTTCGCAATCTGACCGATGATCCTGTTTACATCCTTCGATGCAAAGTTCTGGATCGTCGCCAGTGGAATGCAGTTGCTGTAGTTATTACCGCCAGTGGTGATTCCGCTAGTGGTAAAGTTGTTTTGTGCCGTTGCTCCTGCGAAAGTATTAGCATATACTGCCGCATTAGTTTCGGTGTTAGGAACGAATCCGTAGTTTGGACTACCAGTCGTTACTTGTGACGGGTTTACGCCATATCCGGGACTTGCCATTTTGTTTTGTTTGGTTGACTTGAAGTGGTCACAACCAATTTTGGTAGCGACAACCCCAAGGGTGTACGGAGACTGCGTGCAGTCACGATACGAAGTTTGGTTTGGTTTGTCGCTAGCGGCACGCTCTAGCTTTTGTTTGCGGCCAGATTTGGTAAGTCTTTGCGACCCTTACCGAGTCACCTTCATACGGAGAAGGCACACCGAGTTGTTGCGTTTCTATTACAAAACACAAATGGAGTCAACTATTTTTTTTACAAATTCCTACAACCTGTTCGTGACCTACTTGGAATCTACTGAACCCTGTGACTTCAAATCCTGCTTCTTCCATCAATTTCTGGAGGTGCAAGTAATCGTAAATCCAAATATGCTCTCTAGCGAAAAACATCCTATCCACCATTTCTTTATCCTCCAAAATGATTGGTGATTGAATGATGATTTTTCCGTTGTTTGCCAATAACCTATGACACTCTTTAAGGAATCCTATCCCATCCTCCACATGCTCTAACACATCCAGAGCAATAATGTTGCAGACAAAGTTATCAGACCAATCGTGTGTAACTTGTGGGAAAAAACCAAAATGCAAAGTGCTATTAGGGCAATATTTTTGCATTTCATCTTTGTATGTAGGATCAATTTCGATTCCATGACATTCAAAATCCTTTTCAAGTTCTCCAAGGAGATATGCAGGAGCACACGCAATCTCCAATATCCTTTTTGGATTTCCATAGCATATTTCTGCTTTTACCAACTCATTTTTGCCTATGACATTGGTTACTTGCTCATCAATCGTTGAGTGATTCTGATGTGCCGACCAGTATTGATCGTTGTATATCTCGTTTGGATCATCAAACGCTATGCTTTTATAGCTTTTTTCAGGAGTGATGATGTAATTTGGGTACTCTTTCATGGTTTCACTTTTTTGCGTGTATATCCTTCCATCCTAGCTTTTCTGAAACTAATAGATTTATGAAATCGTTTTGATCTAACCATTCTCCTTTGATGTCATCACCAAACGGACCTGCGGCATGATGAGGGAATGTAATCTCTTCTGTTAGCCCATCATTGGTCTTGATGAAATGGTTTTTATAGATGTCACTGACAGATTGTCCGTCTATTAGTTTGAAATTCTTGTAGTTTCCAACTGCAACTAGAATACAGAATACTTCAATATTGTGAGACTCGGCAGATATGTATTCTGGTCGAATTTCATTTTTGAATAGATCCCTTAAAATTGCTTGATCGTAAAATTCTACATCGATTTTAATGTAATGAGGATCTCCGTATTTCTTTATTACTGATGAGGCAGTCTTTGCAGGGAGATATATTTTTTCATATTCATGAATTTTGTCCTGACTCGGTTCTGGAAACTGATTCAAGATATTTGCTTGAAGATGCCTATAAAAAGGAACTCTTTCTGATTCTATCCCTTCAGAGATTACAAAGTTTTCTATTATCAACCTTCCGTCAGCAACTTCTTTTTGGAACTTTTCTCCCATGAAGTCACATAAATTTGGATCTGCTTCGCAAGCAACGACAACATCTGCCTTTTTCAAATAATACGCAAGATCATCACCATTATTTGCCCCGATGTCATAAATAATCTTTTCCATGTATTTTATTAAGATGCAGAAATGAGAGACAGGATTTGGTTTGCGTAATTCTCTTTTCTATATTTGTTGTTTGTCCTGACGCAATTCAAATATCTAGCATACAATTCCTCTTTGTTTTTGAGTGAGTTGATGATCTTTTCTACAGATGCCTTTGCGTCTATTTCACCATTAGGTTTGTTTGGCAAAATGATTGCGTTTTCATCTGTCCATTCGTGAGTCCACTTCAAAGAGTTTTCTTGTAAAGCCATTAAAGAATTAGCAGGTGATTCGGCATGTCTGAAACATTTTACTCCGCATCCATTAAGGCTAACGCTTATTCTGGACGATCTCTGAAGATGTAAAACCTCATCCATGTGTAATCTTGAGTGATGAGGTATAAATTGAGTGAATATCACTGGCAATCCCCTTGAATCTTTGATCTGACCTTCAAGATGACTTCTTTGACTAACGACTGAATAGTTCAACGGATGTGCCGAATTGTAAAATTCTGCGTGTAGCTTTGGACGAGAGGGATTGCTCCATCCCCAATTAAAGAAAACATCCGTTGACCTTCCACAAAATGATTCATAGTTGTTTTCTGGTTCTTCTCTATGCAAACAAGGATATTCTATCGGGTAAATAGTGAATTCAGCTTTTGCGTGGTTACTAGGCAACTCTCTTTTGAAGTAACACTTTATTTTGCGTTTCTTCAATGCTTCATCTAGCTTTAGATACTCTGTGTTTGGAAATTTTCCAGCATGTTCTGATGTATTTACTCCGTAAAAATGATCAACATCAGTGTTGTCATATCCATATTCTGTAAAATCAATTACAACGAATTCTTTTCCTTGCGTCGAATTAAATTCTATTTCATCAAATATGAAAGAGTCTCGTTTGGTTATTTCCAAGCAGACTAGATCCGCTTCATTCAGTGAAGTTTTGTGAAAATGTTTTGTTATCTCCGTGCTGTCGTATGCGATTACTTTGTCTTTGCTTAAAGATGTGCAGTAAAAATTCATTACGCTAACTTATCAAAATCTATTTTACCATCCAAGCAATACCAAGCACCTTGGTATTCTACGATGCTGTTTGGTGCTGGAGCAAATGTTTCCTGAAGCAAATGCTTTCGTAATCCTGCCGCTATCCAGAAAGAACTTGATTGATTTCCGACAAAAAAATCTGATGCCGAAATTACTTTTGCAACATCAAGGCAATTTTCAGTTGGATAGTATTCTATATTTCCAACTTCTTTGCAAAAATCATCATGCTCTTCTTTTCTTCCTACAAAGAGTGCCTTTTTGCCGAAATGTTTTAGGACTTTCTTCCAATTAAATTCAGGATTCCTGTATCTTGGTGTTCTGTTAAAGATTACCCTATCTTTGCCGTTAGGATCATCTTCTACTCTGATCCAAGGTTGATTTATGGTAAGTTTTCCGTTCCTTGGCACAAGATTGACATATCTAGCTTGAGAATCGGTCAAAGAAATGTAATCGCTATAACATTCTCTCCATCCTGACATATCATAATCTACGCAAACCGCATCATTAAACGATACTGGTATGCCTTGACTTTCAAGAAGTGGTTTTAACGAATTGTATTTATATCCTGACATCGGTTCCATGCCAGCATCATCACAAATCACTAAATGCGTACCTCCAATCATGTAATATATCGGAAGAAACGCAATTATGTCACCTATGTGACCAGTGTGAATAAAAGTTGTCTTTTTTTGGAAAGGACTAATCATTTTTCGTAAGAATTTTGCATGATTCCTGACCTCGGAACTCCATTCTTACTTTTTGCGTGTACCAAAAGTTTGCAAATCGGTTTTAATCCTCCCTTAATTTGAAGAATCTTATCCTCGGTAAAGAAACTTTTTTTATCACAAAGATCAGAATTTACAATTTTTTTAATTGCATTTGCTAAATGATCCTTTGTTGCGTAAAAAATGTATGCTGATCCTGCGTTAATCTGCAAAGTTCCATCACTTTCAGTGTTATCTGCCTGTTCTGGCTTAAAACCTTTGTTCAGGACATCATAATCACACATCCAACCTCCTCCTGCCGCATGCAAAGCACACAATCTTGCGTACCTAGCCGAAAACCAGTGGAATCTACCTGCCAACTCTGGAGGCAACCCAAGATTGCAGTTCATGATCTTCTGAATCAACTTGTTGTAAAGAGGACTTCCCTGTGCGTGCGTGCGATTTAGCATGATTGGTTCCCATCCGTTCTCCGTCCAGCTTTTCTTCCACCAATTAGAACAAGTAAACTCTTCCGGTTGGTTAGCAGTAGCGATTGACTCGTAGTAAGAATAGATTTTTTTCATTAGTATGTCTTGTATCCGAGGTGGAAGATTGGGATTCCGATGTCAATGTGTGGTTGATGTCCTGATGCTTTTGCTTTTTTGCAGAATGCTACATCCTCACCACCTACACTATCGTCGATGCGGAAGTAGTCATAATCGTAGTCAACTGCCTTTACTACAAGTTTGTCTCCATATTTTGCACGAATGTCTTGGAACACCTTGCGATGGATAAGCATGCATCCTGTTGCAACCCAATCAACAGGAAGAACCTTATCTTCGTATGCTTTTGCACGAGGAGCTAGCGTCAGGTCACTGCACATGATTGCTCCTCCCTCCTGCCGACCAAAATATGCTCCTGCTACTAGAGTCTTGTTTGCTCCGATTAGCCTGTGCAAGAAATGCCTTTGAAGAGGTATGTCTTGAAGTGTCCTTGCGGCATGAACCCAATGCCTCATCCATACTGGTCTTCCAATGGAAGGTATGATGTCATCGTCAATCATCAGCAACCACTTGGCATCTGTTTCAAGGAATTTGTGTGCTAGCCTATTCCTTGCGTGTTCAATCTTGCTGTCTCCGATTGACATATCCATCCGTAGCTTGTCTTTTCCAAAATCCTGACCTACCGAGAAAGCGATTGCCGCAGTTACAGGATTGGTAGTTTTGTACCACGGCCATCCCATGAAAATGTCCCTGCCTTCAAACTCGCAACGATACGATGGCAATCCCTCTTTTGTGCGTGATTCTTTGACAGGGTTTTCAAATTCCTCTTCTACGGAAACTGATGATTTATCTGGCACAGGAGCTTCTTCTTGTGATGCTTGCTGTGCTAGGAACTCTGCAACATCGTCAGGAATGACTTCCAATGGTTCTAAAACCTCTGCTAGAGCGTTTTTATCTTCTGTTGGTGCAACTGGTGAGGTTGCTTCGACAGGAGGTGCAGGTGGAGCTACAGGAGTTTCTTGCTTTACTGGTGTTCCGTCCATTCTCCTAACCCTTACAGGAGGAGTCATGAATGGATTAGCAGAATCTAACGCGCGGAGAGTCCTCTCCACCATCGGAGTGCTTACAGGATCAAGAATTGCCATAATTACAGACCTGCTTCATCAAGACCAAGATCAATGGCATCACTGGCATTCATCTTTATCCTGTCATTGACCGAATAGTTTTTGCTCTTATTCGGAGTCTGCACATTCTGTTTTGGCATTCTGCTTGCACCTTTCAAGCGATTGTTTTCTTCCGTTACTTTCTTCAGTTGTGCATCAAGAGTTGCAAGTTTGCTCTCTAGTGATTGCACATCTCCAGTTAGCTTGTCGCTCAATACTGCGGCTGCTGCTATGGATGCTCTCTGCTGTGCAGTTTGAGGCCAAAGAGCAGAGTTGAACTTGGTTTCCAACTTTTGCACATTCTGATTGTGCTGTTGGATTTTTTCAATCTGATCCTGCGTGGCATTCTCTGGAATTTCTTGATACCTAGCCCAAGGAGCTTGCTTTGTGATTTCTTCGACATAATCACGGATTGCCGTGTTTTCGTTTTGAAACCAATTCTTTGCCTGTGTTTCCTTCTCCGCTAGGATCTTCTCTCCATTCTCTGCGGCATTCTTAATCTCGCCTTCCTGCTGTTGCTTCAGCTTTTTGAGAGCAACATAGTCATCCTCCATCATCTTTTTGTCATCGAAAGGCAGTTTGTTAAGAATGTTCTGTGCAAACCAATCCTTGTCGATCTTGTCGATCCCTCCTGCCTTTTCGATGCCAGCAATCAGTTCATCGCTAGCACCATTCTGCTTCATGATCCCGATAATGTTGTTATGAGCATTCTGGATCGGTTCAGCATACTTGCTACGAAATTCAGGATCGTTCTTGATGTCAAAAATCTTCCTGAATGTTTTTAGCTCCTCGTAATCTGGAGGAATTGCTTGCTGTGCTGACTGCTGAAGTTGTTGCTTTAATGCTTGAGCTTCTTGCTTGTAGGTCGTTGCCGTTTCTTGGAGCTTACGCCAGTTGTTTTGGTTTTTCTCCGACAAGTTCCTCGGTTGTTCGATGGACAGAATTTCTGGATCGATTTCGATTTGCTTGGCTTCCGTTCCGTTGAGAGAATGTCCAGATACATCTCCGGTGAGATTCGCAGAATCAGTTTGAACATTGGTAGTGCTAACCTGTTCCTCAACTTGAGAGGCAGGATCTGGTGCAGGTTGCGGAGTGTTTGAATTGTTAGTTTCCGTAATGCGTTCATAGTTGTTTTCGTTGTATGATTCTGAATGACGAATCAGTTGTTGTTCTGGTTGTGTTTCTGCTTCTGCTTGATCCAATGCCGCATCTATTGATGCGTGAACATCGTCAGTAAGACGATCTGGATCAAGTGATGGTGCTCCGAAGCTACTATTGGTAACACTCGGTTCTGGTACTATGTTGTCGTTTTCTTCCATAAATTACATTGATACGAATGAAGCATTAGCCGCATCATCTTGGTTTTCCCTATCGTTGAGGATGTCATACATCTGCCTAATGATGAACTCTGCGCCTTCTTTATATTTTGCTTCCAGTGCAACTTCTTCGATTGTTTTTCCAGTTGTCAATGGGATCAACGAGGAAAGGTAAGACAAGAGGCGTCCTCCAGATTTTTGATGATATTCACGAAACCGAGCAGAATCAGATGTTTCCCATTTCATAATTTATTTTTATGTGTCAGTTGACCCGTAGGTTTTCTGACAAGGTAAACGACCTGTCAACTAAATTATTTCAATCCAGCGTCGATTGCTTTTATTGAATTCTTTGTAGTTCTGTTTTTCTCTGCCTCTTGCTTTTGTCGATATTCATGACCTCGACGCATCTCACCGATTGCTTGTTTGTGTGCTTCGTCTTTGTCCATTGCTTGAAAATTTGCGACATGCTGATGAGCAAAAGATTTAACTAGGTCGTGATACTTTGATTGGTTTTTCATTTATTCATTTGGTTGTACCCATCCGTCGATGAACATTGGAAATGTCCCTCCTTCAGGGTGATTTACTACTTTAACATTCTGTGTGTGTGCGTCCTCAATTATGCCTCTTCCATCAGGTATTGTAAACTTATTATACCCGACAGGAGTAAACCCATGTGTAGTTAAAAATGCATCCCTTTCAGCTTCATCTTTGGGATGTTCTCCTGCGATGTGATTGACTCTTGTTACAATGCTTGGAGGCAATCCACTTTCGTTTTTGATTGTACCAACAACCTTGTATCCCAATGCGTCATTGTTGAGATTGTCTAGCCTTTTTAAATTTTGCAAATAATCAACAGGAGTGTCTTTTGATTGTGATCCATACCTTCCTGCAACCGTCATTTTCAACCAAGTTTTAGTCTCTGGATCATAATAAACATTGTGATCTTGTCCTCCATTTTCTCTTGCTTCATCAGAAGTAAGTAATTTTTTAATGGCAGGAGAAACTGGTTTGAGTGCTTTTAACGCTACCTCATGCGGCGAGAAAAATCCTTTTGGATCTTCTCCTAGATTTGAATTGATTATGGAAACTGCATCATCAATCGACATTTCTTTTGACTTGCCTTTACCTACTCCCAATCCTGCCATTCCTAGTAATGCTCCAGATCCTGCTGTAGCTATATCTTGAGTGCTTGCATTGGGATTCTGGATGGTTTTAACCGCATTCTTGGTTGTGTCGTATGCGTTCTTTGCCATTACTGGAGTCAAAGCAGTTTGCATTACTTTTGCTGGTAATCCTCCTACTATTGGAATTCCAGCAGTTGCAATTCCAGTGGGTGATGCCATGAAATCCATCGTTGGAAGGATAGCTCCGTTGTAAATTCCTGCCGCAATCTGTGCTGGAGTAGATTGCATTTGGGGCATACGAGGTAGTGGCGACCTTGGCGTTAAAAAGTTATACGCATCAGACGCAGGATTTGTATTCTCTTGTTGTGGTGAAGATCCCATATTATTTTACATCTTGAACTGCCATTCCTTCTCCCTCTGGAGATTGAAGATATGTGCGTAGTTTGTTAATATCTGTTCCGCTTGCTGGTCTAAATGAGTGATCGTCTACCCAATGTCCTGCTGGTTTGCCAATCATGTATTGAGATTCATCGCTAGCAGTAGGATGACTAGGTTTTTTGTAAAAATCTGTGAAATGTTCTCCTTTTACATGCTCACCATTGTTCTTCATGAACACATTATTGAGCCAATATCCTCGCAAATCGTAATTCTGATCGTTACCTTGGTCGCCAAGGTTAGCACGATACATCTGATATGCTGGTTCAAGATGACCTAGCGGAGTGTTGTAGTCGTTTTTCTCCGTACCACGGATAACATTTGGTGTTACCGATGGGATTTGCGTATTCTGTTGGGAATTCGCCCCACCCATGACTAGGTATTGGTGTTTCCAACTGGAGCCGCAACTGGAATATATCCGTATTGTGGATCTTGAATATATCCAGATGCGTAAGGTGCGGCTTGCTGTGCCTGACTCAAAGAAGAATATCCTCCAACAGATGTATTCAGAGGATCTGAAGTGTTCTGATTGGGAGTATAATTAGATTGTTGGCCGAGGTAACCGCCCAATGAAGATGCAAACTTATTTACTCCTTGGTTGTTCTGTTGTTGTTGAGTATTACCAAACGCAAACGCAGGAGTGGCTTCAATGTTTACTCCCTGACCACCTCTAGGAGTAACATTTAGGCGATTAAATTCACTAGGAGCATTTGGATTATACCCACCCATAATTACTGCAATCCCATTGCCATCGCTTCTTCAGCCGATGTGTTAATTAAACTTTTCGTAGGAGCTTTTGTTTGAGATACTCCCTTAAATTCACCAGTAGTTGCTTCACGAGCAGTTCCTGCTTGGCTAGCACTTGGGGATTTACCCATCAGTGGATCTATAACTTTCTTTTGGAAACCTTTTTTAATATCAGATCCAAGACTTAATAGTTCTTTATTCAGTTCTTCTGGAGAAACAATACCTTGATCACTCATTCCCTGTTTTTCTAGCCTAGAATAAGTAGCTTCTTGCTGTGCCTCCTGTTCAGGAGTTAGAGGAGAGTTGATTTCTGGTGTAGGTGATGATCCCATAATTATGCGGCAGTTGGAGGTCTAGGTGGATTACTAATAGCATTTATTACTCCGCTTTGGCTAGGATTTTGTGATGAATAGTTTTGTTCGTTGAGTTTTTGCTGTGCTACTGGTGGTCGGTGCATCCCTGCGGCATGATGAGGTTTGTGGTGACCTTGCATTGCGGCAGCAGGAGAAACTTCCGGTGGAGGAGGTGTTCCGTGACCTTTCATTAGGTGTTGCGTTGCCATTTTGAAAGCATCTTTGTATTTTTTCAATGCGGCAGGATTTGCTCCCTTTGCTTCTGCGGCACTCATGTGTTCGGAGAAATGCTTCATTGCCTGTGCAAGAGGAGCAACGCCTTCTGGTGGCAATCCTCCTTCTGGTATGTGCATTACAACTGGAACCAGTTTCTGCATCATTGTGTCAAGGTGAACCATGTCATTGTCCCTTGGTGATACTGGAACATCCTGACCAGCTATAATTGACTGAAGCTCAATTACTTGCTGTCTTGTTGCCTCGATTGCAATCGCCTCAACTTGATCTTTAGGAAGAATTACAGAGTTAGCGACAGTCTCTCCCATCTTCCTGCTCCAATCCAGTTTAAGTAACTCATCCTGATTTACATTCGGGTTTCCAGTATAACGCTGGATGAGAGAATCAAGCACCATTGTGTCCTGTGGCGTTGTATCTTGGAGGAGCTCGGCGGCTGGTGAGTATGCCATTAAAAGGATGTCGCTAGGAGGCAGGTTGCGCTCTAGCATGTTGAATACGCAGTTGATAGCATCTTCATCCAAGTGTTCCGGAACTTCAAAAGGAATCATGAACGGAGGCAAATCCATCATGCTACGATCGAAAGCATCGACCACTTCTCGTCTTGCCCATACTGCGTTAGGTTCTGTTTTCCTAGCTTCGTCTAGCTTGGATTTTAATTCTCCTGCATACTTAATGTGTTCGGGATGGCAGATTCCTCTCTGCATACGCTCGACCGCCCTGCTATACTGGCGACTCCAACGAGAGAGAATACCTTCACGAAGTTGGTTCTCAATAGCTGCAACTCGGTTGACTTCTGATGCTGTCTTTTTGCCACCGGATTCTATAGGTGCGCCCGGAAGAAAAGTTCCGACTTGAATCTCTGCAAGATTACTAATGAACTGATCCAGCTTTAGGAAATCATCCGTATCGGCTGGCATATTCTGTGGGATCACTTCATATCCTTCAGATACATAGGCAATTGGATGATGAACAGTTAGAGGAGGGACACCAATTTTTGCGTTGGGACTTTTCTTGAGAAGAAGTAATCCTTTGAGATAAGTGTTATCTACGATTAAATTACGAGCCTTGTCTATGGCAACATGCGTGTTGTAAAGATCACGACCAGCACCTCGGCTAGACATCAAACTACCACTACCTACTTCTACGGAAAACAGCGCAAGGCACTCGCTCATGTTGTTGTAGCGATCCACCTGCGTGCAAATTTCCTCACCGGATTTATCATCGAAAAGGAATCGGCTAATTTTTCCGTGAGGTTCTTTGATTAACAACTCTCCTAGCTCAACATACTTTGCATCGTTCTCGTATGATGCTCCGTAGCTTCCTTCCCTAATCCAATCTTCGTACCTTCGTGCGTCCTCGTCAGCGTCAAGTGTTCTGCCAGCAGGGATTGCCGCATTGATGGATTTTACCAAGTTGTTGATATTCCATCCTGCCATGGCAGACAACTCCGGTGATTCTAGGATAGGTAGAAGTTCTGAAATCTGATACCTACGCTTGCGTCCCCAGATTGGAGTTGCATTTGTATCCTGCGGAGTTTCGATTGAGAAGAATGTGTAATCCTGCCTCAAGAATTCTGGCTTCCAATCACGCAGGTCATCCCATGCCCATCCGCAGAATCCAAATGTTGTATTCTCGTGAGTTGTCTGTGCAACAAGATCATCGTGACCTTTCCATCCACGGATGCATTTAGTTATTTCTTCACGGAAAATCTTTGTTTTGTTCTCTGCATCTATTGATTCGATTGGATATTTTGCAAATGTCAGGGTTGCCGCTTGCTCAATTACCTGCCTGAATGGAGGTTGAATGCGACTTACTATTGTCGAGAGGAATCCAGTAGGACGATTGCTTCTCCAGTTCTGACCCATGCTCTCCAACTTTTTTGCCTGATATGGAGGTTCGTTGTTTAGCTTTTTTTGGATCAATTGGTTCTTCCTATTCCTCTCGACATTTTCCTGCTTCAGTCTGCGATATGCGGCATGTGCCTGTGTTGCATCCTTGAATGTTCTCCTTACCTGAAGAGTATCTTTATTTACAGTATCCAGCGTGGCATTTGTTGGATTAACAACATCTAGTCCAAGAATGCGAGGTTTGCTATGCGGATCTGCTATGCGTGGTGCTTTATCAGCAAAACGCTCAATCATTTTTGGAGGCAGAGGTTTAAGATTAGCCATAATTAAAGATTCAACCAGCAGTTATGAGGTAAATTGGCAGATTTTGCGAGCATTTCTTTTTCAAGGAATACTGCTGTCCTATTATCATGTCTCATCATGGCACATCCACCCAAAACTGGACTCTGCTTGTTATCTCTAGCCTGACGCACAGAAGCACACAATCTCTCGGTTGAAATCACACAAGATGAACATCCGCTACGCCAGTTTGCGTTGTGTTTGCAATCCAAGCAAACCTTTGTCCTATTCAGTGCAACATCATCAGTCACATAATTAATTATCTTCTTTGATTCCAATAAATTCTTTGCCCATGTTGTGATGTCGTTGAGCAGGTCAGTTGCTGGAGTAGAAGGATTGACTGATGTAATCGTTACCATGTCAACTCCATGGCAATAGTTAGGCCAATTAGAGCAAATATAGTCGTTCAGATCAGTCTCTACATCTCCGCTAGGCAGATTATTCTCTGCTCGGTAGTTTTCGACTGCTCTTTTTAAGCTATTGTAGTCGTATCCTGTAAGACGAACATCACTCTGAAAGTAATGCCATCCGTTAGGTGGAATCATTCCGATTATTGGTCGTGCCATATGTTTATTTTGGTGTTATCAATCCAATTATAAAATCAAATGCAATTTTTTGTTCTTCCAGAGTGTTGTTCTGGAATTTGAAAACATTATTTTTTAATATAGGATCGGTGATGATGTTTTTTATTTTGCTTTGCCTTCCTGCTAACCATGTTTTGTTTTGATTGCTACCTCTTTGGTTGTACCTATCTGTTCTTACTTGGTTTTTTGTAGACAAGTAAATTATTTTTGTGAAGTATTTTTTGGCGCAGTCTTTCAAGAATGATTCCGTAAATAAGCGATCACCTTCAAAAAGTATGATTGAGTTTGTTGAGATTGTAGAAAGAAAATTTATTGCTACTGGTTGAACCGCCATAGACATTTTATCTGTTCCTGCAAACAATACTCCTTCTTCGTATTTTCCAAGTATGTATACATTGTCTTTTTTTAAGTAGGGAACCATTTTGACAGCATTGTATTGTGGTTCTGGCTTAATATAACTAATAATTTTTTTCATCAGAGTGGTTTTACCACTTGCTGGTTCTCCTCCTATTGCTATCACTTTCATAGTGTTTTGCTTTTGTTGTAATCGTTGTAAAAACAAGGCCAATCTTTATGCATCATGATTACTTGTCCTGTTTTTAGATAGTGATTTTGTTTTTCCGGAGCAACTCCAACATCTTTTTTGTTGTTTTCCAATCGCAAATGAATTGGCAGTGAATCTCGTCGCATTTTCCAGAAATCATCTAAAGGTTCATTCCATTCTTTTTCTGCATATTTAATGCGATCGTGGAACATATCCATGTATACATTGGGGTATCTCCGATTTGGTCTATGCCATGACTTATAACAGCAAAGCGTGCTTTCTAATGTGAATAGGCTTAAATCTTGATGTGGTATTCTTGTTTTGGCTTCATCAAATAAAGACTCCGCTTCATTTTTTAACCACTTTATAGTCTTTGGTTGGTATTTTAGATCTTGTTTCCACCAATCTAAATCATCTCTTCCCAATACTTTACACAAACCATTTCTGTGTGATCTACTTCCATCTATATCATCAAGAAATAAACTATTACAATCAATGTTCATTCCATTGATTCTCAAAAACTCAAGATATGAAAATGTTGACAACCTTCCGAATGTGATAAAATTACTTCTTGCGAACTTCCATGTCCTTTCAAAGTTCGTGTGCGGATTGTTTGTTTTGCAAAGTTCGTTAAATAGATTTTCCTGACTCCCCCATTTGCTTACGATTTTTTGGTATGTCGCAACGCAGTTTGGAAATCCATTATTTCCTATTTTGAAATACTTCCTGTCTGCATCCCAACCAGATCCTGCTTTGAATTTCATGTGATTTTGATTCCACCATTTTTCCAACTTGAACATATTTAAGTTTTTTAGACTTGGAAAATGTTTGTATATGATTGTTGATGTTACAATGTTTTGTGAACATCCATTGATAAATGCCAACCATAATTTATCTTCAACTGACATTGTGTAATGTGTTGATAACCAAGGAAATGCGATATAAACTGCTCCAGGATGTGATTTGTATTTTGAATGAAATTCGTAAAATCTTAGGAATACTTCTCTTCTGAAAATTGGTTTTCTAAAATCGCATCCATATACAAGATTTTTATCTTCAAAACCAAAATTGTTTTTTTCACACCACCGACCAATTTCTTGTATTTCGATCACAATTTATTTTTTTGATTTTACCTCTGTTGCACGCCTTCTTTCTAAAGATGTCCGCCTCTCTCTTAATATCTCTAGCTCCGTACCCGGAGTTTTGCAATTCCACATTTGTTGTAGCGAGTAATAAACAATCGTATATCTCTTTGCGTCTGGATGTGTTTTCTTGATCGGCGTAACTCCGTGAATCAATCCCTGTCCGTCAAAAAGTGTAAGTGACTTGTTTCCTATCTTGAATCCTAGATCAATTTCCGGAACCGACAAGAATCCTCCTTCGATGCCTTTCTTGAATCCGAACATTGCTGAATAAACTCCTTTGTAGTTACCTGCGTCAAAATGGTACAGCAACGGATTATTGTCATTGATAATCCCACTCGTGAACATCGTTTTACCTAGTTTATAGTTGCCGAGAACCTTTTCGTCCGTTAGTTGTTGGTGAAGTGTTGCCAGTTCGGGATTGTATTTGTGGTAATACTTCCCTGCGATTGCGGCGGCACGCACGATTGCATCATGATGCTCCGGTGCATCGCCAGCAAGCGAGGATGCTCTGCAAGGCGCATTTCTTATGACATTGCGTGAGCGTACCCAAATATTCTGCTCGTAGTCACCAGACCGCTTGTGCGTGTAGACTTATCATACCGGATGCTCTCTAATGCTGTGTAGAACGAGGACATATCCTCTTCGACTGCCGCCACATAAACGATCGCCAACTTTCCGTCAATGTAAACGCAAGTATCCTCATCAATTAGCGTGGAGAAATCCTTCTCCTCTGCTCTCCGATGACGGAACTCCTTAATGTTTATTTCACGCTTCTTGGCGTTGATTGATTTCATATCCGTTGCTTTCCAGTAGATGATTTAATACTTCTGTGTTGTTTGAAAGCGCAAATTTTTCTGCGTAGTTCGACATCTTCTCAATAATCTCTGCGTATTCTTCTAGCGGATAATTGACGATGATTTGCCGAATATTGCTATCTTCTGTCGGAATGTCTGTCTCTTCCGGTTCGTCTGGTTGCTTGGAATAAATTTCAAATTCTGCTTCGCTAAAGCCAAGAAGTTTGAAATCGTATTTTGCTTCACTCAAATCTTGAAGTTCCAATTTCAACATCTCTTCGTCCCACCCTGCGTTAAGAGCAATCTTGTTGTCGGCTATCACATACGCTTTGCGTTGTGTCTCCGTCAAGTTTTCCAAAACGATCGTCGGGATCTCTTCAAGTCCAAGCATCTGCGCCGCAAGAACTCTGCCATGTCCTGCTATAATCGTATTGAAATCATCAATAAGAACTGGATTTGTAAATCCGAACTCTTTGATGCTTCCTGCTATTTGCGCTACCTGACTCTCACTATGTGTGCGTGAATTCCTTGCGTAAGGAACTAGATGTGCTGTTTTAGATTTCTGTATTTTCATGTTCTTCATTGTTCATCAAGTGACTCAACACTTCTGAATTGTTAGCGAGTTGATTTGCTTCTGCGTATTGTTCCATTGCTTCTATCACCTTGTTATATTCTGTCTGCGAGTAAACAAAGATGATCTGTCTTGAATCTGCCTCTTTTACGGATTCTGCGTTGTCCTTTGGAGTGCGTGATGTCTCTTCTGATGTAAGCGTTTCCGATTCGCTTCCGTCACTCGTCATGTATGCAATCTCTTCCTCGCTAAAACCCAATACCTCTGTATTGACGCCTTGATGCATAAGATCCTGCAACTCTAATTTTAGCATCTCGTCATCCCACCCTGCGTTCAATGCTAGTCGGTTATCTGCGATGATATACGCTTTTTTCTGCGTATCTGTCAGATGTGACAACCGGATGCAAGGGATTTCTTTTAGGTCTAGTTTGCGTGAAGCAAGAACTCGTCCATGACCTGCAATGATGTCGTTGTCGTTTCCTATTAACACAGGGTTAGTAAAACCAAACTCTCGGATGCTTGCGGCTATCTGTGCAACTTGAGCTTCGCTATGTGTCCTGCTGTTGCGTGCGTATGGTATGAGTTTTTCTATTGAGATGTTCTCAATGTTGTGGATATTTTGTTTTTTCATTTTTGTTCTTTAATCCATTTCAATGCTTTTTCTTTACATAAAATCCTTGCTCTTTCCAAATTTGGATCTACTGCGAGTGCAATTATTTCATCTTTGTAATATGCCCACCATCCACTGATTGTGTTAAATGGTCGACATTGATAAACGATTTCTTTTTCGTCTATTGATGTAGAGGTATTCATGAATGTTTGATTTGTAGATGGAGAAATAAAGTTGGCAAGTATTATTTATGTTCAACTACTAAAACATTTACAATATACCCTTGCGGTGATAATTGTGATTTATAACTCATGAATCATACCCAATCAGGTATAATGCGGTGAATAATCAGGTGTCTGCGATCATCAACATTTTACAGATGTCTACGATCTGCTACACAATTTTGATATATGTAGCATGATCACTACACTCGCTCTATGTAGAGTGCATCACTACACAAAAGTGGTAGATGACATTTACCATTGCTGAATGGTATAAAAAATCGGAGGAGGTTCAGGTCGCTACTCACTGGGATAACCCCTGTAAACCCCTCAATGCCTCCCCGATTATTAGCGTCCAACCGATTCTTTTCAGATCAATTAGAGCAGTGGTTCACCGAAGATCCCCACGAGATTACAAATCCTATTCATTTATCAATATCTGTCAAGCCTTTGTAAAGTCCCTAAACTTCCTAAACTCCCTATAATTGGCTACCCCTCATGGACTCGAACCATGAATCTCTCCTCCAAAGGGAGATGTGTTACCATTACACCAAAGGGTAATATGAAATTTTTTTACCCATTATAGCATATTTTACAGAGTAAATACGATTCTATAATGAGGTCAGAGTCTAATTTTATTCATGCGTTTGTAGATTAAAACCGCATTTTCTTGACACTTTTTGCACTGATGTGGCTTGCATTCAGTTCCACATGATGGACATTTATGTTTCTCGTTCATTACTATTCAGAGAAGTCAACAAACTCCATGTTGTCAACAATGCTCTTCAACCTGTCCTCTGCATGAGGTTGTGCTTTAGGTTCTGTCATCGTTGCATTTGCTCCACCCCTTTGACGCATCAGGAACACAAGCAATGAAAGAGAATCCAAGGCATCTGGTGATTTGCTCCTTGTCCTCTTGCAGTAATCCTGCTTGCTCTCAACTCGCACCATGCCTTTTCCCTTCTGCTTGTATCTTCTTGCAGTAGCTTGCCTGATAAGATCCTCATTTCTAAATGATGGTGAAATTTTCAAATACTCAAACTCAAGATACTTGCTCAATCCAAACAGAAGTTCTGTAACAACTCCGTTATATAGTTCACTTGCCAGTTGTGAATCATCTCCAAGGATGTGCGTGTCTGTTGCCGCCCATGAGTAATTGACTCCCAACACCTCTGTGCCAAACAAAGTGCAGAGTGAATCATGAATGCCTGATCCATTACCTGTTCTATCAACACATAACCAATTTGGTGAAATTCTCATCTGCCTAGCAAACTTGATGATTGCCTGTGTCTGCTCAAGCGTTGCCTTCTTGGGAAATGGAATTTGTGAATCTAATTGTAGCACAATTCTTGGTGACTTGAATTCTATGAACTGACCTGATTGTGGTGTCCACCCATCAGACAATCCAAATCTTCCATATGAACACATCACCTGATCATTACCCTCCAATGCCAAGTCAAATGCCGCCAGTGCCACAACAGGACCGATGAACCTCACATTACCCAATGCATTGTCCATCATTGTAGGAGTGATGATTCCCATTGCCTGTCCCTCCTCTGGAAACCAACCTCGTGCCATCGTCATAGCTTCTGCTGTCCTACCTCTACTCATGTATCCCATGAATCCTTGGTAGGTCTGCAACCCTGCATAGACCACTTTCTTCTCTACCACATTCTCACATTGTGCCGCATCTAGTCTCAACACATGGAATCCTTCCCTGCTCTCCCATTCAAAATCTTCCTCGCAGTCAATTGATCCCCATCCATCTATTGGTTCACACCTCTGACCAAAGTCACTCGTCCTATCTTTAGGGTTTGATGCTCCGAATATTTTAATGTGTCCCTTGTGTCCATCGCTATCCGTTGTGGAAATAATGTTGTTGATACCTTCCCATACGCCGGCAGGAACTTCTTCTGCCTCATCCAAGATCACATGTGTGCGAGACAACCTTCCCCACTTTTTGTTAGCCGCACCAAATCTTGGAGTAGGGTGGAATCCACGAAGTGTTCCATGTCCTGACTCACCCTTGGGAATTGCAACCAAGTGAATTCCTTGCTTGTTGTCGCTATTAGCTTGGATGCTCGTCACCAACTCGTCTGTTCTATCCCATTGAGGTTTGACTAGAGCAGTCCTGTGGAAATTCTTGATGCTGGCAAAAATGTTTCTCTCTGCGTGTTCCCTCGTCAAAGAAATCACCTTGATATTTGTGTAGAATGGATCTCTGTACCAATCTAGGTAGAACCATGCCGCCGCACCAAATGACTTACCCATAGCACCTGCTCCCTGAACAAGAACCTTGTCGTAATTAAAAAGACATCTCCATGTGTCCCTGCTCGACTTCGGACGCCAATCGTAAACATCACTTCCCCATAGAATTGTTGCCGCCGCTTCAAAGTGATCCTTCTCAAGCAAGTGTTGAACGAATTGCTGAACGATTGATTTTGCCGCATTCTCCGTGAGTGTGATTCCGTCCGGTGGATTCTCTACTCCATCTGCTAGGATGTGTTCTGCGGCGTACAGGATGCCCATGTTCTCGTCGGAGTCTGCTTTAGCTCTCACCTCCTCTGCAAACTTGATGGCATTCTCTACCATCTTCGTAGGAGCTTTAATTTTATTCATGCGTGCAGATCATTATCATTTGTGATAAGCATGGCAAGCGAGATGTATAATCAATACGACCAACTACAAAGACACACGTACATGGAAGCAACAAAGCTAGCCGCAATAGGTGAGGAGTTCAGTCATCTTGTTGCCTTGCTTGATCCCAACAATTCACTTCGTCTGAAAATCTTTGTTCAGGGATTGCCTGAATCTATCCGTGAGAAAACCATCTATGGTAGATCAGTCAGCAAGCAAACAACAAAAAAATCCAAAT